CCAATGATGATCACATCTTCGTTTGTACCAGCACCATTTGTGGTGGTCACATTGGCATCAGTTACCACTGGCAAGCCAGCAATGCTGTAGCCACTGTTGCCATACACAACTGAACCATCACCAACAGCAATGGCGTTCATTGCGCCATTCATGGTTGGTACTGCCAGTGGGCGTTTCGTGTCATCTAATGCTGCAAGGATGAAAGCCAAACGGCGTGGGTGCATGATCATTACATTGGGTCCGGCAAAGTAGTTGGTTTGAATGCGCTGAACGCAATCAAGCAACTTTGGATACAACTCACCAACTGTGGGTGAAGCGTCAGTGAAAGTAACAACTTGTGTTACTGCGTTTGTCAATGAAGTAACAACAGAAGCATCAAGGGTGGTGTGGTATGACAAAATCAAGTCATTCATTACCAAACCATCAACACCTGTGCCACGCTCTAAGGCTTGGCGTGAAACTGTTTGCTGACCTGCAATGGTCTGAACTGTGATGTCTAACTTAGTGTCATCCATGTTTGTTTCAGATACTGCTGCACCTTCAGATTGTGCTGCTGTGCTTGAACCTGTGGTTACACGACTGATGCTGATTGTCAAACCAGATGCTGGCAACTGGTGCTTGCGTGCAATATCTGCAACAGGGCGACCAGCCCTAGCCAGTGGTGCTGCAAGTTCAGTCAAGAACTGTGGCACGATAAGCCCAGCAAAGTTTGCTGAAGTTACATCACGGCGTTCTACACGCTCTTCATTCATGTGGCGTGCAAGACGCTCTTTGGCTTGATAATCACCATTGAACTGTGCAGCAAACGCATCACCCAAGAATGATGCAGAACGATTGTCACGACTGTATGTGCGTGCTTCTGAACGCACAACTGCTGGTGCAGTAAGCCCAGCCTGCGTGCGCATCTCTGCTGCTTTGGCGTTGCGTGCTTCAAGATCTTTGTGCTGTGAGATTTGATCATCAAGTTCTGATGCTGAACGCAGTGCAACTGCAATTTCAGCATCTTCATCTGGGGTCAGTTCACGCACTTCTGCTTCTGCTGCTTCAACGATTGTCTGTGCGCTGGCAAGATGTGCATCACGCTTTTCAATCAACTTATCTGAATATGACATTTTGAATCCTTTTGATAGGGGTTTTCATTTTTAGTGAGTGTCAAAGACAGCGTGTGGCTACTTTACGGCTCTTGTTTTTGCCAGCAAAACTTGCGCTTTGCGTAGCGAAACTGATTGCACAATAGCAACTGTTGTATCAGTTATTTGCTGATTGCGCATTTCTGCACTGGTTTCTTCATATGCAGGATATGTAACAATGCTGACATCATGTAGGCGCACTTCTTTTAGTTCACGCACTGTGCGTTCAGCATTCCATGAATCTTTGATGGTTTCAAAAGCAAAAGACATTTGCGATAGATCGCCACGCTTCAATGCGCTGCGTATCTTTACTGCATCAGGGTTTGCTGGGTCTAGGCGTGCTTCCATAAATAAACCCTTGTCATCTTCTGTCAAGGTAAGCGTTCCGGATTTGGTGCGTGCCAATGGCACACCAGTGTGATCTATAAGCAAACGCACATCAGAACGATCTTTTATAGTTTTCTTGAATGCGCCACGCTTCACATATTCAGTGAATGGCAGTGGCTCTGATGGGGAATCAAACACGGCTGCATAGCCACGCACTGTCCAGTCATCTTCACCATCATCCATTGCACGCAATTCAAGATTAGTAAAAGCAATACTGCGTGTGCCTTTATCAACAGCCACCCACCTGTGTTCAACTACTGGTGATTCACTGCGTTCTTCTTCAAGTTCAGCATCAAGTTCATCAACAATGTTTTGTGCGTAATCCATAGTTCTTTGTGCTTCTTTCTTAGTAGATCCACTACCCCACAGAAGATGTGCCACAACACCTGCTGTGATTTCACCATCTGCTGCTTCTAAGTCCACCATATGTCGTGCTATCCACGCAGCAATTTTGCGCCATTTATCAGGGGTAATTTCACCATCAGCCATTTTGCGTGCATCTTCAACGGTCTGTGGCAACAAGCCATCACCAGATAAACCTTCAGCGTGATACTTCAAACCTTGTTCTGCATTGTCACGCATAAACTGTGGTGCTGATAGGTCAATCTGTCTTTGTTCTCTGGAATCAATTTCAACTTCTTCAACCAGTTCTTCTTCAACAGGCTGGTGAAGTTCCATCATCTTTTCTGTGATTTCTTCAAGAATGCTTTTCACTGCTTCATATGCCTGCGCCAAAGCCATCATCATTGGTGATTCTTCTGCCTGATTCATTTCAGGTGGTTCAACCATTTCTTCTTCATCATCATCACTAATCAGTTCTGTATCTGACATAAGCAAGCGTGTTGCCCAATCACCAGCAGGATCAACATCTTCAGATAAAGAAACAGCAATCATCTGATCAATTGCATCTTCTTTTATTTGATGGCAACCAATGGTTTCAGGTGTTGATTCTGGTGTGTCTGCTTTGATGGTTGCCCAGCCTGAACAATCTGATTGGGTATCACTGATGTAATAGGGCATAGTTATAAATCCAAATCTGGTGTTAGCACACGCATAGTGTGGGTACTGCTTGCAGTAACTGCATAAATAGTTTCATTAGTTGGCACAAAGATTTCAAGTGTTGTGTTGTTAGCCATATGCAAACCATTTGCTGAAGTCACATCAGAACCACCAATATAAAGTGAACCTGAAGATGAATGAAGATAACAACGGCGTGCAAAGTTATCAGCAGCCACAACCAATGTTGGTGAAGTAGTTACTGTTACTGCTGCTGATTTCATATTGCTGTTTGTCCATCAGTACCCAATGTTGGTAGATCGCCACCTTCAACACCAGCCACAGGTGCGCCAGCAATGCCAAGAATAAACTGATCGCCACCTTCATAGGGTTCACGACCTTCAATCTGGCGTGCTTCATTAGGTGTCAAAGTTCCAGACATAATCATGGTTTGTTGCGCACGCACCCTAGTTAGTTGGTCTGCTCTTGCAATTTCGTTTGTATCAAAACGCACTTTTTCTAGTGGTGGTAACAATTCACTAATGCAATCTTCTAGGCGTTTGCAATATGGCATCAGCGTATGGCGCAGAAAGTTGATACCTGCTGATTCAACATTTTGATAGGTCTGGCTGTCGCCACCACTGCCATTGATCATATGCAATGGAATGCGATAAGCCCTAGCAATATCACGCACGATTGCTTCTCTGTGGTTGATGGTGTCCATGTCTGATGCGCTGACAGTGACACTGCGCCACTTCAAGCCACCAGTAAGCACAGCAGGTTTGCGTGATTTGTAGTGAGTATCAAACCATGTGTTGCGCAGAACTTCTGCTGCTTCAGGTGAAAGGTTGTTATCAGTTTCAAGCACTGAAGATGGCGTTGCACCATCACCATAAAACTGCGCTAAGAAACGATCAATAGCCAGTGATGTTCCTATGGTCTGGCGCAAAGATTCCAATGGTGAAACACCACGCACCTGATTAGGGAAACGCAACCAATCAATCTGTTTGATTACATCACTGCTATAAACATCATTGCTACCAATAACTTTGTATTGGCTTTCACCATTTTCATCAAGCATGATGGTTACTCTGTCCGGATGAATGTTGCGCATCTCTATTAGTTGCCCACCTTCTCTTGGGGCATAAATAAACACAGTGCCATGAACAGCAAGTGTGGCAATGGTTTGATGCACAAAATCAAACATGGTTTGTTCAGCGTTGGGCTTACGCAACACCAATGGCATTGGCAAACGCTCTAGGCGTGAACCAACTTCTTTGTATGGGTATAGGGGCATCATGGCTACAGAATCAGCCAGCAAAGTAACTGCTGAAATAATCGCAGTGCTTGTGAACGCTGTATCTTGGGTGACTACTTCACCAGCAGAACTACCGTACAACGGTCTAGCAGTAATACCTGTGGGGTCAATGCTGAACGGTAACTGGCGTGCTTCTAGTTTTCTAAACAGGGTCATGCGTTGGCTTCAATCATTGCGATAACTGCAAGACCAGATGCAATCAAACCCAATTCAATGTTGATCATAAATACACCAATGCACGCAGTAATAACACCAAAGGCTTCAGCAATCAAAAGTTTTCTTTTCATGCCA